TAGTCGTAGTTGATGTCGGCGGCCGCAACCAGACCTCCGACTGGTCCGTAATCCGCGTTTTCGACAGGGCGGCTATGATGTACGGTGGTAAGCCGGAACTTGTCGCACAGATGCGCTATCACACCGACTACGACCTGCTGGCCTACGATGCGATGCGTATCGCCGCATGGTACTGCAACGCGCTACTCGTCATTGAGTCCAACACGCTGGAGACCAGGGACCCGGAACGGGACACGGACGGCAATATGTCCGACTATATCCTTGACATCATCGCCGGATTCTACGAGAATCTATACGCGAGGGCAGGCTCCCCTACTTCAATGAAAAAGGGGAAGCCCCGTCGGTGGGGTTTCCATACGAACGTGGGCAACAAGGATTCCCTCATCGGCAATCTCGTAACCTGCGTCCGTGAACACCTATGGATAGAACACGACCCCGTTTGCATAGAGGAAATGGCTCTTTACGAGAAGAACGATAAGGGGCAGTTCAGCGCTCCCCCGGGCGAAGGCAACCACGACGACGTGCTGATGGCCACCGCCATCGGCCTGTGGGTCTGCTTCCGCGAGATGGAGACACCGCACTTCATCATACCGAAGGGGGACAGAAAGGCGGCAAGAAGAGATCCAAATTCATTCGCAGTAATATGAAGAAATATTTCCGCAATCTCGCAGCCAAGCTCGTTACTTGGTATTACCGCAGGATGTACCAAAAGGGTGTACAAGCCTGCGACAAACTGCACGCCGAGAAGAAATGGGCGTACTACCTCATCGACTGGCCGGACAAGCGCGGCCGGCGCGTTCTCCAGCCCCTCAACCGCCGAGGTTTCCGCAACCTCAAGCACTGGGCGCAGGGGTTCTATTACGGGGTGGATATGAAGTATTGGTCGAAGGACTACAACATGGCCACCTTGAGGGAGGGCGCGTGGTACTACACCCCCGACCGTGCCGAGAAGGATGGCCTCACTCCCGAGGAAAAGGAAATCCGTCGGCTCGCGTTCCTCCGGGAAGGACTGCGGAGGGCGAAGTTGCTTGACGAATAAAAAAAAACGAACGGGTCTTGCTTCACAGCGAGGCCCGTTCCTGCCACATGAAACTAAAAAAATAACACCGATTACGGCTTTTCTGTCTCCGGCTGCGCCTGCGGTTGTTCCTGCGTCGCCTGTGCGGCGGCTAGTTCTGCCTGGCGCATCTCCATCCTTCGCTTGATTTCCGCTCGGTAGGGGCGGTTCAGCAGGTCGATGTAGTCTCCGTATCCGAGCGCACCGCTGTTGAGGCCGAGCATCACGTCCTCCTGGAGCTGGTCGCGGTACTGCGGGGTGTCCATTCCCGGACCGATGGCAACCTTGTAGCGGAGGTCGCCCATCAGCGCGAGGTTGAGGTTCATCGCCTGCAGGATTTCGCTGGACGAGACCACGTCCGCGTAGTCCTGGATGGTATAGTATTCCTGTACGAAATTCAGCGTCTTCATCGCGACCTCGTCCATGAAAATCTTGAACCTTTCAAGAAGCGGGGCGAGAGGTGTGACGGAGTTCTGCCTCTGCTGTGCGTAGAGGGATGCGGCCGTACCTGCGGCCGGCGCCCTTCCCTGCAACGCACCGGATACGGACACGCCGTCCTCCAGCAGTTTCGCAAAGAGGCTGATCATATTGGTGGAGTCCACGGCCGAGGAATGGCTGTACACCATTTCGGGGATATTACCGTGGGGCTTCGGCTTGTAGTACACGATGCCGTTGATGGACGTTGCCTGCTCGGCGAACTCGTCCCATCCCATCCAGTCCGGGACGATGTCCTCCGGAACGAACATGACGCCCTTCGCGCCGGCACGCTTGACCATATCGTCCACGACGAGGGCGCGGTCCATCGCGATGTTCAGGTCCACCGCGTCACTTGCGTGGCCCACGATGCGCCCGTTCGTGAACGGGACGGCCATGATGGTGTACGGCTGGCCGCGGTCGGGCAGGGTGGATTCGCCTTCCCAGATGACGTGGCCGTCCGGGGTGAGGTAACGGCAGTACCAATAGGTGTCAATGAACCAATAGGGCTTGTATTCGATGAGGGGGATGTCCTCGTCGCGCCAACCGAGCCGACGTCCTTCTGCGAGACGTTCCTTGTTGGTCTGCTCGATCTGCTTAATCATATCGCGGTCGTCCGCGTTGATGTCGTATGGCTGCTCGGGTGAGTTGGTGTCAAGGACGTGGTAGCGCGGTCTCCGCTCCCTCGTCCACACCTCAATCACTCGGCAGAATCCGCGCTGACGCGGGCGGTTGAAGGAAATGTCCTCCCAGCGGTTCGGGTCGGAGTAGTCCACAGGGTCGGGTTGAAGGCCGTAGTGGCTGTCCGATGAATACCATTCACGGAGCTGGGCGAAATCGTCCGGCTTCTCCGCAAAGGCGGCGCAGAGGTCGTTGAACGCGAGTTCGTGGAGCTGGCCGACTAGGGTGAGGTCCTTGAACTGGCTGTCCTGCATACCGCTCTCGAAGAAGAACATGTTCGGATTCACATTCTTGATGCAGATTTCCTTCTTCTTCCGGCCCAGGTAGGTGCTGTACTCGTTCTTCGCGATGGACAGGCCACCGATGTTGGATTCGTTCAGCCACTCGCCCCCGAGGACGCTCATCCCGTTCACGCGGTAGATGGCTTTCAGCACCTCGGTCATACCCTCGCCGTAGCCTTCCATGTTCGTGTCAAGGGCGGTGACGGTCGGTCCGTTCTTCTCTCCCGTCCACAGGCCGGCGATGGAGTTGATGACCTTCTTGACCTGGTTGATTTGGATGGCGAGACCGCCGACAGCGGAGAGATAGTCCCGCTGGCGCATCCACTTACCCTTGATGAGAATCTTGTCGTCGTAGTGGTCTCCATAGGCGAAACGTAGGACGCGGGCCCTTGCCCTGCGGAAATAGTCCAAGTTCCACCATAGGTTCTCGCAACGGACAACGAGTTCCTTCTCAACATGGTCTTCGCCCAGCCGTGACTGATTGAACTTCACGCTGTCTATCTCTTCCTTGTAGGAGTCTACGATATGTGCGTTGTGCAGTTTCATACCTTGCAAATCAAATGAATTTCATCGTATCGGAGAGCCACTATTTGACCTCCTCCTTGCCGTTTCTTCCGAAATACAGGTCAAGGCACTCCTTCGCTATCCTGTACTGGACATCCTGGAGCCTTTCGTCGTACTCCTTCTGCTTCGCCTTGTCTCCCTTTTCGCCCATTTTCTTGGACGCCTTCCGGAGTTCGCTCTCAATCTTGTCGTACTTGCTGAAAATCAGCATGTACTTGTAGAGGTCGGACTGGTAGAAATCCGCGACCTTTCCCTCCTTCGGTCGCCCCTTGTACTCGGAATGGATTCGCTCTGCCTCCGTGTTCTTCTCCTTGAAGTAGTAGTACATATTGGAGTAGTACGCATCCCGTTGGTTGTCGTTCGTGTTGAGGAGGATTCGGTTGAGCAGAGGAATGTCGCGGACCGTGGCCTCGCCCTTTGCGACCTTAACAGCCGCCTCGGGCAGACGCACGACAATCTGGTAAGGACCGGAGAAATAGGATTCAACCAAATGCTCCACGATAGCAGGGTTGATATTCACCCATCCGCGCTCCACGTCGTTGCCTCCGGTCAGTTCGTTGAGGAACTTGGCCGCGGCCACATACTCCGAGCCGGTCGTAGGCAGGGCCTTCGTCCAGCCGGGATAGGCGTGGAGGTTCTCGTTGAAGCCCTCGTTATAAATTCTCGCGCCCCTGAAGTCCATGTTGAAGACAGACTCAAGCACGGGAGCCACGACACCCGGCATCGCGTTCGTGAGCAGTGTCTCGTAAGCCTTCTTCTTGTTCTCCGCGCTGAAGGCGACCTCGTCGGTAACGGCACCGATAGGAGATAGCTGCATGATGGCTCCGAAGACGTCCATCCCGAGATCCTCGGCAGGCCGTTCTTCCTGGAATGCGCTTGCAAGTATGTCGCCGAGCGCATACATCACGCGGTATTCCTGCGGCAAGGCCCATTTCGCATAGACGCCGTTCCCGAACATCGGGTTGAGAATATTGTTCCGGCGCAGGTAGTCGGACGTATGGGAATACTTCTCCTTATCGTCGTCGCCGCCTGCGTTGCCGAGGAGCAACTTCATTCCGAGGCCAAGCATGAGGTAGATGGAGTCTGCGATGAGGGTCTTGTCCCAATGCGTCCGGTAGTTCGTGACCTTGTTCTCAAGGCCCTGCACTGCCGCGTTGAAGAACGGGATGGTCGCACGGCATAGTTCAACGCCGACGGACAACGCGCTGACGAATCCGCGCTCAATCGGCTTGAGTTTCGTTCCGTCCGCGTGTGTCATTCGGTCGAGTTCGTCGCGGG